CCACTGTCGATCTTACCAAAGTTTGAATATCTTTGTAACTCATTGAGAGTTCTACGAAAGTCTGGAAAGTATTTAATAATCAGTTCAGCAAGAACAGCTGGATCTGAATTGATACTTTCAACTGCAAGTATTTGTTGTACTCTTTGCATAAACATACCAGCCAAAGCGTCTCGTTCTTTCTTTGGCATAGCAAATTCAATCACACTACATCGAGAATGTAATGGTTCTATAATACGATTCTTAAAGTTGCATGTTAATATAAACCTACAATTAGATGAAAATTCTTCAATGAATCCACGTAATGCTGGTTGAGTTGATTGTGGGTTAAGGTAATCCGCTTCGTCAAGGATGACCACTTTGTAGCCACCAGATAAGGAAACTGACGAAGCGAATTGTTTTATTTTGTTTCTTAATGTATCAATACCTGATTCTTCTGATCCATTGATAACAATATAATCTAAATCAAGTTCGTTGCAAAGTGCACGAGCAACTGTGGTTTTACCTGTACCCGCCGTTCCAGTGAGCATCATATTTTGAAGCTCTCCACCTGCAACTATGTTTGAGAATGTTTTTCTTAAATCATTTGAGAGTATACACTCTTCGATTTTCTTTGGTCGATATTTTTCAACCCATAGGAATTCATCCATTGATTACCTCCCATGATTCAACTGTATCTAATCTGAATGATCTCCAAGCTGATTTATCAAGTGACCAGACTGGAAATGCTTCTACATTGTCTGGTGAATAATTGATAGTTGATGTTACTCCATTTTCTTTTAAAAGTTCTGGTTGTAGAGTACAAGGCATAACTCTTATTTCGCCTGTATCTATCTTTTTAAATGTAACTGTGACTTGCCCTTTTTGTAAAGCCTCGAGCAATTTGGCTTTTTCATTGTTGTTCATAATATATCCTATAATAATATGAGGGGACTTTCACCCCTCTGCTTTTACTCTTCTGAAGCTGGTTCTTCAACAACAGGAACTTCTCCTTCAGGAACATTTTCAGCTCCTTTAGATGCAGCGTTTAAGAAAGTAACAATTCTGTTTCTCAATCCTCCAACTGCTTCAAGTTCTGGTCCTTCAAATCCACCTCTTTTAGAACAGATATCAATTATCTGAACCATTGTTGAGATGTCTTTAAGAGACAGTTGAACTTGTTGTTCTTCTGTGCCTACTTCAGTTTCAGTGGTATTCACTTCTTCTGTCATAATTTTCTCCTATGCATAGTTACGAAAATAAGAAGACCCGAACATCGGCATCTTCCGTTCCTACAAAGTATTTATACATTGTAGCTTGAGTTTTTCTCAAGAGCGATAAAATAATCCACTGGATAGTTACTATTAGTCCAGTTAGAAATTAGCTTTGAGCTTATGCTTACAAAGTAATCTCCTGGTAGTAACTTCAAGTTTGGAATACTTACCACGAAGCTAAACTCATTTTTACATGAGTTGTCTTTATCTAGTTCAATCTCAAAAACATTTGAAGTTGAGTCTCTTGTATCAAGTACAGAGGCTTCAATAACTCCATTGTTTCCTGTGATTGCTAGCTCAGTATGACCTAAAACAGCTGCAGCCTTTCGAATCTGATTTAATTTATCTTCTTCGATATTGACTCCAAGCTCTGGATCAGGCATCTGAATTTCTTTTTGAGGAGTGGTAAGGATATCGCTTTCAGAAAAGAAATATCTGATCTTTTGACCACTCCCTTGAATTAATACTGACTTGTCTTCAAACTGTAAAGTTGGTTGATCAATTAAACTTAAGACTGATAAGAATTCGTTTAAGTCATAGACTCCAAACTCTTGTGGAAAGTCTTCTACAATAGTTGCTGATGCAAGAATTGTTTTAGACTCTGATATTGTCTTTAATTTTTGACCTGGTTTAAATACCAAGTTAGGATTAATTGTTGCGAAGTTTTTTAACACATTCACGGTGTCATTTGATAGATTCATATTTTCTCCATAATAATATATTATACCATACTTTCATCGTTTTGTAAACGACTATTTTTCATTTTTGTCATGACAGTCCAAAGCAATAATAGCATAGTGCAATATCTTTAAAAGATCAGCTCTATTATGTCCTTCCTTTTTGCCATATCTTTGAGCGTACTTAAGTACATTGCCCAAAGCAAATCCCATACCATGACCACAATCAATTATAAATTCAGTTGATTGAAACTGATTCTTTGAATAGTGGCCGCCATAAGTTTTATCGATATAAGCTTGAAGCTCTGCAATCAGAGCTTTTTCATTAAACTTATAGTCTATTGTTTCTTTCTTTTTACTAAACATTTTTATCCTATTTTACTATTTCCTTTAGGTTTTTTTCCAACAGCTTCTTCATATCTAATAATATGCTTTGCTTCTAAATCAGCAGTATTTTCATAACACATTTGTGCACCACTTTTAAAATTAACCATTTTACCTTCAGCTAATCGAACATATAATCTTGGCTTTTTGCCTTTATATAGCTCGTCAAATACTAAAGTATGATATTCATTAGGGTGTTGATGTCTGTATCTATTTAACCTACCAATAGAGTCTCTATCACTTTGACCAAATTTTAGTATTTCATTTTCAATAGCAAAGAAATAGTTTAATGGTTGATTGATTTCTAGTTTATTCAATTCCCAAAAATATTCTAACTTTTTATTATTAGTTCTCGTAGTAGATTTTTTTATATGTGCTGCTAAAGTATATGGTTCGTCAATATAGTCTAATGATGTCCAATATTCAGGATTAGATGGTATTATCATAATTATCCTCTATTGTTTCTCCTGCTACAATCTCATCAGCATCTACTTTGCTGTAAAGATCAAGGAATGCTTCCTTTGTATCATTATCAAATCTTGAGATACAAAGATCAATTGCTTTGTCTCTTTTATCAAAGATTGAGAATGTTTGAACAATGTGGCAAAGTCTTCTAGTTGAAATAACTTCATCAACACCATCATCGTAAAATGTTTTACGTATAATGTCGGCCCATGTTACGAGCTTATCTGCAAAGTCGCTATCTACACAGTCAAATTTCTCCATGTGTTTTAATACAATCTTTTTCTCGATGTTTAACGATGGGAACTGCTGATCTACTGAGATAGTAAATCTTTCTAGGAAAGCATCATCAATGATCGAAGCAGCTGTAAATCTGCCGTCATCAGAACCTTTACCTTTTGTATTTGCTGTTGCAATAACATTGAATCCTTCAGCAGGATATACAATATCTCCAGTCTTTTTGACTAGGACTGGTTTGCCTTCAAGGATTCCTTGTAAGCACATGATTTTATTTGTTGCTCTATCGATCTCATCGAGGAGTAACACCGCGCCATTTTCCATAGCTTTTAAAACTGGACCTTTAGAGAAAACTGTTTCTCCATTGATAAGTCTAAATCCACCAAGTAAATCATCCTCATCTGTTTCAGGATTGATTTGAACTCTTATAAACTCTTTGCCGACTTTAGCACATGCTTGTTCGACCATAAAAGTTTTACCATTGCCAGAAAGACCAGCGATGTAAGTTGGATAGAACATATCTGATTTGACAATTTTTACAATGTCATGATAAGCTCCCCAAGCAATAAATGTATCATCAATTTGAGCGAAGTTTTTCTCTTCATTTACAATTGATTGCATTTGAGCTGCTTGAGCAGGAATACTATTAACAACTGATGTGTTTACCATAGTTTCTCTTAATGGCTCAATAAGACCTGCAAGATCATAAGTACCAATCTTGACTCTATTGTCCTTTTGCATAAGTGGATCCCAGTCTTTTCCTGAGTATCCGAACGATTCGCCAACTTCTACGATGGCGTTTTTTCTAAACTGAGTTTGATCAGGATATCTGATCGCAAGCTCTTTTAGAATTATTTCAGTTGATTTTTTCAAGTTATTCATAATATAGTTTTCTCCTTATCTTTATTATTTGTATATTATACCATAGTTCAGCGTAATTGTAAACGATTATTTTCACTTTTTTTGAAAATAATTGACAGAAAAGTGTTGATCTTATTCTGCAACTGCTTTACCAAAGTTAGTTAGCAATGTTTTGTTAAGCTTTTTAGACTTACTGAACTTTTTAAATGCTGTAGTCAATTGACCTTTTGAAGCATCTTCTGCTGTAACAAATTCTTCTGCATCTGTTTCTAGTCTTTTAGATTTTAAAACATAGAATTCGTTATAGCCAAGTGTATCTGTAAAAGTTACACATTTCTTTTTGTTGTATTCTTTTTGATACTTTCTCATATTGCTGCTATCGTAATATGTCTCTTCATCACAATCTTCAATTTTGTATTTAAAGTTATGAG